TCAACTCCATAAAGACAACATTCACGTCTGTTTGGAACGGCATCAAAACCACATTAATGACCGTGTGGAACGCAATCAAGACGTTTATAAGCAACGGAGTCAACGGCTGGAAAAATATACTTTCATCGGCGTGGAACTCAATCAAGAGCACAGCCTCGACCGCATGGAACGCAATCAAGTCGGCTATTACAAGGCCGATACAAACCGCATTAGATACGGTCAAGGGAATTGTTAACAGACTTAAAAACTTGTTCCCTCTGAAAGTCGGCAAGATATTCAGCAATTTGAAACTACCACACTTTTCTGTAAGCGGATCCCCACCGTTCGGAATTGGAGGAAAAGGAACAAAGCCGAGCATATCTGTCAGCTGGTACGCAAACGGTGGTATTTTCGACTCTGCGTCTTTGATCGGTGTCGGAGAGGCTGGTCCTGAGGCTGTCGTTCCTCTCGATAAGTTCTGGGACAAGCTCGATAATCTGAACGGCGAGACGAATATTGTTATAAACGTGAATGGAGCGAATAAGAATCCGATAGAGATAGCCGAAGAGGTCAAGCGGATTCTTATCAAAGAAACGAATCAAAGGAGGCTGGCGTGGCAGTAATACCAACAGGAGCGATCTACAAGTCGCTCATTTTTGATGGCGAGGATTCGCGTAATTATGGCGTTTATATTACAGGCGAAGCTGTTTACAATGCTCCGGAACGCGATGTCGAAATGGTTTCGATTCCGGGGCGAAACGGATCATTCGCACTCGATAAAGGGCGCTTTCAAAACATAGAAGTCAGTTATCCGGCCGGTATCTTTGCCGAGACCGAAGCTGACTTTGCCCAGGCCGTTTCTGATTTCAGGAATTTCTTGTGCTCTCGCAGCGGATACGTCCGTCTGACAGACGACTACAATCCGGACGAGTACCGAATGGCGATATATAAGAGCGGCCTTGAGGTCAAACCGGCACAGCTTAAGGCGGGACAATTCAACATTGTTTTTGACTGCAAACCGCAGAGATGGCTGACGAGCGGGGAAACTGCTCAGGCTGTTGTCGATGGCGAGACGCTGACGAATCCGACTCGGTTCGGGTCGAGTCCGCTGATGGAGTGCAAAGGACATGGCAACATATATATCGGCGGAGTGCCGATAGTGGTGTCGTCTGTTCCGATCGGAGACATACTGCTGTCGAATGGAGCGCCATTCAGCAAGTCGAATATGACTGCGGCACAAACTGCGGATATGGCAAAGATCACGCTTGATGTGAGCAATCTCAATACAGGCGACAACATCCATGTGAGCGAATCGAATATCACATACAGTGTTTCGCTTACCTCAGGCTTGACCTTTTCAGGTGTGGTGGTCGAACTTGAATCCGGGGAGAGCTGGTCGACAAAGTGCGCGATCCCAACACCTACGTCAGCATATTTCAGGACAACGGTACCGGCACAGAACTTCAAGAAGGGTACAGCGGCAACAAAGACATATCGATATACGCAGACTTGGACTGCTGAGAGCGGGTATGTTTCAAGCAGTAGGCCTATCGTTATACAGCTGAAATATGATGGTGCTAATACAATCACATTCAGTGCGACAACAGTCAGTAATGAGGCAACTTATACGTATGCCATCAGCGGAGCAATCGGACAGGTCAATGGCTATTCGACCATCATCGTAAATAATACGTTTTACATCGACCTTGAGATTGGTGAAGCGTACTTCAACAGCGGTTCAAGTTACACCAGCGCAAACTATGCCGTGCAGATCCCGCCGAAGCTGCCTACACTTCGACCGGGAACGAGTGTGATCACATACAGCAATACGATAACTAACTTCAAGATTACTCCGAGGTGGTGGAAGATATGATTCCAATTCTATATGACTCAAATGAATCTGCTTTCACATCGAATGGACTTTGCAGACTGCGGGACATCATATCGTGTACGGTAACAGAAGAACGCAACAACATTTACGAATGTGAGTTTCAATATCCTGTTTCGGGTGCAAATTACGACTTGATCAAGTGCGGTCGCATTATCGCAGTCATCCATGATGACACAGATGACATCCAGCCGTTCGACATAGTGTCTTATTCGAGACCGATTGACGGAGTGGTCACGTTCAGAGCTGTCCACATCTCATACCGGCAGAGCAAAATGACTGCAAGCGGTACGAATGTCAATTCGCTTGCGAGTGCGTTCACGCTTCTCAAAAACGCTCAGCCTTCAAATCCATTCAACTATTGGACAAACAAAACGAGCACGGGGCTGTTTGCGGCGGCTGACGGTGTGCCTCGTTCGGTGCGTCAGATGCTTGGCGGTAGTGAGGGCTCAATACTTGACTGCTATGGCGGCGAGTACGAATGGGACAAGTGGACGGTCAAACTATGGGGCTCAAGAGGGCAGAACCTTAATTTGACAATAAGATACGGGCTCAACCTTATGAGCTACGATGAGGATGTTGATTATAGCGAGACATTCACATCGTGCATACCATACTGGGTAGGCGGAGACGATAATGCAGTCGTGAAAGGCAACGTTGTCAAGACCGGCGTTGTCTCTTTTGATGGTCGTGAGAACTGTGTCCCGCTCAATCTTACAGACAAGTTTCAGGACAAACCGACAGCGCAACAGCTTGAGACTCTCGCTGCTCAGCTCATGGACAGCAACAGGGTCTTTGCCGGCACACAGAGCATCAAGGTCGAGTTCACAAGGCTTCAGGACAGCCCGGAGTATGAAAGCTATGCGGAGCTGATGAAGTGTAGTCTGTGTGACTCCATCAATGTCGTGTTCCCGGCATATGATACTTCTGCAAAGTTCAAGATCGTCAAGACTGTGTACGATGTCCTTGAGGAACGCTTCACAGAGATGGAGCTCGGATCGCTATCGACATCGCTCGCTCAGGCTCTGGGCTTAGACAATAACAATGTCAGTGTATCCGACATGAAAGTTGTTCAGTCGGCGGCAGATGCTCAGAACTCGGCTAATCTGGCAAATGGCATCCTTGCCGGTATGGAGGCGGCGGCACAACAAGCCGGCACCACACTCAACGGCATCTATGCGACAGCGGAAGAGGCGAGTGACACACTTGCCGATATGAAAGAAGCGGCAGAAGAAGCTCACACAACTCTAACCGGCATCTATCAGGACGCAGAGGACGCAAAGACTGCGGCTTCGGCTGCATCGACAGCGGCGGCACAGGCACAGACTGCGGCAAACAATGCACAGACTGCGGCTGATCAAGCTCTACAAGATGCAGCGGCGGCTAAGTCATCAGCTGACAGCGCACAGGCTTCAGCTGATCAAGCTCTGCTCGATGCAAGTGCGGCACAACAGGCGGCAGATAACGCTCAGCAAGATGCGACTACAGCAAACAAGGCGGCGAATGGAGCACTTACTCAGCTTTCTGTCGTTGAAGATGTTGTGGGAGTCCTTAACTGGATAGCAGAGCATGGCACTTATGCGAAAACTTCAGATACAGAGGCCGTCCCGGGAAAATATTACTTCACACGTTCTGGATCATCACCGAACTACACATATGCGGTTGTAGTCAATCCTACAGGTAATCCGCATAGCAAGGGCTATTATGAACTGACAGGAACTGATGAAGCTGTTGCGAATTATGTCTCGTCTCACTTAGCTCTGACCAATGCGGGTCTGTGGGTGGTAAACGACAACAACTCATACAAGATACTTCTCGCATCGGACGGAATGAAGGTCTATGACGCACAGGGCATACTTGTTGCGACATTCGGCGAGTCGATAACCTTCAGCTCGACAAGACCGCAGTACATCGGGAGCGATACGGCTTACATCGTGTTCGACCCGGTAAGCAATACGATAAACATCGGCGGTACTGGCATCGTGTTCAATGGAGACAAATCCTTGAGCGATCTGATAGACCAGCTCAACTCCGCAGTGCTGACGATCGAGACGAACTACGTTTCAAATGACGTTGTGTTCATCGCTAAGCTCATGCAGAACGGCAAGTATTTGACTATTGGCTCAGGCGACTATCCAGCAGAGGACTTTGAGTGGTATAGGCAGACACCGAACGGCCATGAGTATATCAATTACGGCACATCTCTGACATTGCCGAAGAGCTCTATCAGTTACGGTGAGACAGTGTACTGCATCTGGACACGCAGACACTATGCAAACCTTTTAACCAACACTGGCAACAAGTTAAGAATATCGACAGGTGCATATCTGTTAGGAAGGACGGAATACTAACATGGCGGATACTTACGAAAAAGACTTAGCGCAGAAGTCATCTTTGACTGTAAACGATTTTATCAGGGTAGTGGGAACGGACAATGTGTCGTACAAACAACTTGTGTCCGACGTGGCAAAGAAGATCATCGAGAATTACACCGGCTCAAGTTTGGCAGGATCAAGCCAGAGCGTAAAGAGCGCACTTGATTCATTAAATAGTAAGAGTCTTGTAAATCTTCAAACAATAGAAGTTCCCATAGGTTCAAGCAAGACAATGACAATCGCAGGACATGGAGTTCTTGTCTTTATGGGAGCAACACTCCGAACTCGAGGAATGTATGTCGCTTCTGGCTATGGAAGCTCTATGGAGATAGCAGAAATCCGTGCTGTTGCAGAAGGAACTTTTAGCATATCTGGAGTAACCATAACTGTTTCCAATACTACTAACTGGGCGCTCCGAGTTGCGTTTGTACGCCTTCTTTAAATAGTAAACTGACTCTCTGCACATTGGCCACAAGAGTGGTAATTGATGCTAACAACAATCAAGGCGACTCCGTAAATATTCAGATATATACCGGAACTACGACTCGCTACAAAATCAACTTCGGCAGAAATGGTGCCCTTGCTCTGCAATACTACGATGGTTCTTCATGGAGCACCATCTGGACTAAATAGTAAAACATACGGGCAACTTACATCGAATGTCGGTACTTTAGAGTCGTGGAGCTATGTGCGACGCGCTGGCAATGTTGTTACGCTTACCTTTGCAATGAACACGACTCAACAAGTAAGTAGCTTTACAGAGATAGCGAAAATCCCGGAAGGGTTTAGACCTATAGTGAGCCTTAATTTTTTCCTCCCATATGTGAATAATGGGAACATTACTTACGGTCAAGTGCAAGTGATGAGTGATGGAGCAATTCGACTCTCATCTACCTGTGAAGATAATAAGCGTCAAGGCTTTACAGTAACTTATGCCCTGCCAAGTTAAACGCGAGTTTAATGAACCAAAAAGAAAGGTGATTTTATGAAATTAACAGCAGAAAGCACTGTCATAAATGATGACAAACTGAATACGAATATCGATAGCGCACAGGCTACGGCTGACGAGGCAAAGCAGATCGCAGATGATACGGCTCAGTATTTTTGGTTCACATCGAGTGGCGATGATACCGGGGCGCACATCAGCGAAAAGACACAGGCTGAGTTCGAGTCAGCTCCGAGCGGAGGCAATCTGCTCGCCAGAAGCAACGGCATAGCGATCAGAGACGGACTTGACGAGCTTGCTACATTCAGTGAAGAGGGCATCACCGTCGGAGACTTCTTTGATGTGACAAACAGTGGCGGCGAGCTGTCTCAAAGGGAGTACAAAAGTAAGACTATTGAAGCCGTAGATGCTCTGACAATAAATCTGTCTACTGATAAAAATCTCAAAAGCAAGTGGGCATCCATAGCAAGCGGAGAAACCTTCTATATTCGGGTTTACTACTTGTTTACAAAAGGGACAGAATCAAGAACATATTTCACAACGTCGACATTTACAAAGGGCACAAGCGACACAAGTCAAACCTATGCCACTTATGACGGGGATCACACTGTAACAGTAACCACCTCACGTCCGACACCAAGCGGATGGACTTACCAGTATAAGAAAAACATCGCTCTCGGCTCAACAATCACAATGAGCACACCGTTCTATCGTTTCGGGCATGATGTCGCAGAAGAGGGTGGAGCTTACGGGTTCCTTACTGGACACGGAACGAAAGCAGCTGGAAATTATCAGTTTGTCGGAGGCGAGTTCAACGAGGAAACGTCAGACGCATACTTCATAATCGGGGACGGCACCAGCAACACAAACAGGAAGAACGCTTTTGTTGTAGATAAGACGGGCGGGATATTCTGCAAAGGACACACGACAGAAATCGGTGCTTACAGATCAACAAGGATCTCATCGGCAAAGAGCGTGCCGGCAAACACCTCAACAGACATCGTGAGCATCACGCTCCCGGCGGGGTCGTGGGTAATAGAGGCGCAGCTTCGCTTCAATACGAACGCGATAGGTTATAGAACAATCGTGCTCAGCCCAAACAGCGGAGACACATCCTTCGCAACGATGGACGAATATGCCGGCGAACAGGTCAACGCAGTCACAGGACAGCAGACAGCAATGAATGTGTCGCTGGTTGTATCGCATACTGTAGAAAAGACATATTATTTGACCGCATCTCATTCAACAAGTAGTGCTGTTGACGTAAACGCTGCACGTCTAAGAGCAATACGCATAGCATAAGGAGAACATTATGAAACTCGACAACAAAACTTATGACATCCTTAAATGGGTCGCGCTGGTGGTGATACCGGCATCGGCTACACTCGTCCTGACGGTCGGCAAGATCTGGGGCCTTCCGTATTATGACAACATCGGAGCTACGATCTCAGCAATCGGCCTCTTCATCGCGGCGATCATCGGAGTATCGAGCAAAGACTTTTATCAGATCCAGCCGGTAGACATCGAGGGCATGGAATATATCGAGGACGGTGAGGTCGATGAATAAAACGAAATATATGCAGACCGATTCGCGATGGGGAGGCCTCGGCTATCCTCAAAGACCGTGGTACATTCGGAACTGCGGATGTGGGGAGGTCTCGATCGCAAACATCATCATCGAGATGGAGCGGTATAAGACCTATACACCGGCCACGATCCAGCCTTACTGCAAACAGTTTGCGGCACCGAACGGAGACGGGACATACTTCTCGGGCATCCCTAAAATGATGGCTCACTACGGACTGACTGAGGTCAAGGAACACGCCACAATGTCGACTCTTTGGACAGAATTAGCAAAGGGCGACAGGGTGGCTATTTATTTGATGGGATCTCGTAGCGGAGGCTCTAAGGGTGTACGTTGGACGAGCGGAGGACATTTCGTCTGTTCTGTTAGCTACAAGTTTAGAGACAAGAAGCACCATCTCTATGTCAAAGACTCATACTCAAACAGCTCGCTCCGTAACGGCTGGATAACCTACGAAGAGAACATGAAGAACGATGTGCTCCGAGTATGGTCCGGCAAACTGACCGGGCAGCTGTACGGAACTACACCGATCTACGACGATGCGAAGCTGTCCGTCGATGGAGTGGGTGGCATAAACACAGTCAGACATCTTCAGAAGTATCTCGGTGTAACGATGACAGACGGCATCACTATCCGCGAGAATCTTCAGAAATACGTTCCGGCTCTGACGGCATATGAGTACGGCAAAGGCTCGCCAACGGTAACGGCACTACAGAAGTGGCTCGGGCTGTCTGATCCTGACGGTCTGTGGGGATCGAATACAAGCAAGGGCTTACAGAGAAAACTGATCGCCGGGGGCTATCTTGCCAAAGGTCAGGATGACGGAATCTTCGGAAAGGTTTCGGTGACAGCCTTACAGAAGTTCCTCAACGATAACATGGGCAAGAAAGCTGTGTATCCTGAAAAGACTCTGATCCAGAAGGAAATGGATGCGTGTGTCGATCAGGCTGAGTGGATGAAGAACTATCACTATGAGTGGGAATCGAATCCGACCATACCGAAATCGAAATATAAAGGCACTTGCGTCACATACGTTGCCTGTGTACTTCAGCGGATAGGCATCCTTCCGAGCGGTAAATATGTATGGCACGACGAGAAGGGTAAGGTTTACGGCCAGAACAGCAAGATGCAAGTCATCTACCCGGGCGATGTTACTCTCGCGGGCTACAGAAACAATCTGAGGGAAGGGGACATCGTAATGGTAGGAGACAAGCACGACTCTGGTGCCGGCTCGCACATCCTTATCCTCAACGGCGCGTGGAATGGCTCAAATCCTATCGTATGGGATAACCATTCAGCCGAGAACAGGAAAAAGGGATACTGGGGGAATTATGCTTACAATGGCAAGCGGAAAATCATCGCCATCGTGAGATTGAAGTGAGGTGAGGTCATGGACAGAACAACAGTAACAACGATCATCCTTGCGATCCTTGCATCAAACGGATTCTTTGCTCTGGTGCAGTTTTTGATCACACGCTGGGACACAAAGAAGAACCTTAAGGGCACTCTGAAAAAACTCGAGAAGGATGGGCTCAGGACTCAGCTTCTTCTGCTGATACTGATGCAGCCGGACGAGGAGACGGAGATACTTAAGATCGCTGAGCATTACTTTGTGAAGCTTAAGGGCAACTGGTACATGACATCAGTATTCAGTAAGTGGTGCAAGAGCCGGGGACTCAAGCCGGAATGGTTCGACGGAGGCTCCGAGACCGAGTAAGGTCGCTCTGGGAAGGCGACAGATACTTTCACCTCCTTTCTAATAATCTACACGCAAGAGAAAACCGGGGCAGAAATGCTCCGGTTCTTTTGCGTTTTTGAGGGTCTGTCATGTGCGATCGCGATGGCTGCGAAAGGCGTTTATTTGCGTTTTGAGCGACTTTATCCGCATAGCCGATAAATTCTACATATAGGATATATGAGGACGCAGAAACGCAAAATAGGGCGTGAAACAAATATTTGTAAATGTTGTGCAAGGGTATTGCAAAACATATAGGAAGTGTTATAATTGCATCAGGAACTCTTCTCTAAATTATGACTTTTTTCATTAAAATCTAAATCGGAATAGTTGAGGGATATATTAAGAGAGTTCCGACAAGGAACTCTCTTTTTTATTATATCGGAGGCAAATGAAATGAAAATCACAACAATACCGCAGGTCGAATGTGTTGAGGGCAGAACGCGTCAGGAGGCCGTTCTCAAGTTCAATAAGAGAATGAACGAGCTCGCCTATGTCAATCCGTCATGGGAGCGCGAGGGCGATGTGTTCTGGATAACCTACAACAAGCTCATTGAGGAACCTGAGGACATCATCGAGGAGCACGAGCTCCAGGGCGAGTGCCCGCACTGCAAGGACTGCCCGCTCTGCGACAGAGTGGTCGACATATATGGCAACATCGACGCAAGGGTCAAGTGGGGCAAGTGCACAAGATACGGCATGGTCAGCGTCAATCTGAATAAAAGGGTGTGCGCTGCTTATTGGGAAAGCGAGGAAAGGAGGCAAAAATGCTGAAAAACGAAAGAGTGCGCGTCGAGATGGCGAAGGCCGGCATCAATCAGTCGAAGCTGAGCGAGATCCTTGAAAAGGACCCGCCGACCATCACAAGGCTTCTGAACGAGGTCGAATGGTCAAGACGCGAGCAGGACGAAGTCATCAAGAAAATCAGAGAATATGCGAACGCATAGAAAGGAGACAACAATGTATAAGGTAAGGGTCAGCTATTCGGTGGTACTCACATTCACAACACTCGAGGACGCAGAGAGAGCGGCAGAGATGCTGCTCGAGGGCGGCGTCAGGGAGGTCACGATTGCCTTCGAACCAATCGAAGACGCGGCAACAGCAGAGGAGGCATAGACATGATTAAGACAATTATTGGATGGACAGTTTGCGCGGCGGCATGGTTCGCGTTCGGCTTCATGGTAATGACAACAATTTTAACTGCATAGGAGGTAAGCAATGGGAAAGCATGATATGAGACCTGCAACAAGCAGCGAGGAGCACCTGCTGAACCGCATCAAAGAGCTTGAGAAAAAGCTGGCGTTCGCAGGAGAGAGCAATGCGAAGCTCATCAAAGAAAACGCAAAGTGGCAAAAGTGGTTCAAGGAGCACGATACGGCAGCACAGGACAAGATCGCAGAGCTTGAGGCCGAAGTCGAGAAGTGGAAGAGAAAGGCATTGAGCCTGGTGGACGACTATGTACAAGTGTCCTGAGTGCGGAAGAGTATTTGAGGAGCCGAACTACGAGACGGTATGTTTCGAGGAGCTTTACGGAGTAGGCTCGATGTTCGCCGGCAGACACTACGGGACATTCGCAAACTGTCCGCACTGCGGAGGCTCAATAGACATCGAGTATGACACATACGACGAGGAGGACTATGAAACAGACGAATAAAAAAAGTACGGCATTCCCGGAGGAATTACCGCACCATCAGAGACAAGGTAATGGTAACACTCCGGGAGGCAAAAATCAACAGATGGCACAAATGCTGTTCGACATGATTGGCAAGTATGACAGGCCTATAAAGAGACCAAAAAACCCAAGCGTCGACAGAATGCTCAGGATGCTGATAGAACACGCCAACAATAACGGCGACTACATCATCAACGACGGCGACGGCTATTACAGACCGAAAAGGGGCGACGGGTTCGATGAGCACTGCTTTAATTTGTACGCAGCAAAAGAACTGAAAAAAGCTAAAGCCATCGAGGACAAAATCAAATCAATGAGAAGCGCATTTTACGGAGGTTACGAATAATGAGTAAGAAAGTATTGATACTGGGCCGCTCCGGAAGCGGCAAATCAACAAGCCTGAGAAACTTCAAGAAGGGCGAGGTCGGCATCATCAGCTGCGTAGGCAAGGAGATGCCGTTCAGAACCGATATTCCGGTCTATGAGCCGAAGTTCACGCCGGAGACGATGAACAGATACCCAAACACGCTAAAAGCGATCAGAAACGCCAAAGCAAAGGTGCTGGTCATCGACGACGCGAACTATCTGATGTCGACCGAGTTCATGGCAACAGCCGGCGAGAAGGGATACGACAAGTTCACGCGCATGGCATCCAACTTCACGACGCTGCTCGACGAAGTGGACAACCTGGGCGATGACATCACGGTCTATATTATGATGCACACCGAGCTGGACAGTGATGGCTATGAGAGGCCGATGACGGTCGGCAAACTGCTGTCAGAGAAGGTCTGCATCGAGGGGCTGTTCACAACGGTGCTGAAGTCGGTCTACGAGGGCGGCGAGTACAAGTTCCGCACCAAGACAAACGGAGCCGACTGTGTGAAGTCACCGCTCGGAATGTTTCAAACCGAGACAATAGACAATGATTTAAAATTCGTGGACGACACTATTCGTGATTACTATGGAATGGGAGGGCGTTAATGACAAAGGTGTGCTCTAAATGTGGCAGAGAACTGCCGATTGACGAGTTTTACATTCGCAAGGCAAGCAAGGACGGGCGCGATTACAAGTGTAAGGATTGTGCGCGGAAATACTCCCAAAGTCGCAGAGATAATTACCCGGAGCTAACTAAAGAAATCGCTCGCAGAACAAGGGAGAAAAATCGGGAGCGCATCAACAAGAGGCAAAGAGATCAGTACGCCATCGACAGAGAAAATCCTGAATATATGGAAAAAAGGCGCCAATACGCTCGGGACTTTCAAAATCCTAAAAACAAACTCAAAAGAATGGCGCGCAAAGATTTACTGAACAATTCAAAACCGCCATGCGCGAAATGCGGCGAAACAAGGGGCTACGTTCTTCAATATCACCACATAGACCCCGAAACAAAACTGATTTCAATCGGGGCAAACTGTGCAAGGGACGCCAAACTGATCGAGAGCGAGATTGAAAAATGCGTTTGCCTTTGCGCTAACTGCCACAAAGAGTTTCATCATTTTTACGGTGCAAGACCAAGAGACCCTATAGGCAGCTTGGAGGAATATCTTGAAAAACCGATACCAAGCGAGCAGATGGAGGCAATCAAAGAATATTACCTATCAAAGGAGGACAAATAATGCAGGATTTCACATCATACGCAAAACAGCCGACACAGTTCGACGTACTGCCGGCAGGAGGCTACATCGCCAAGATCATAGACGTCGATGACCGCTCATGGGCGGGACACAGCGAGCCGGCACATCTGATCATGATGGACATTGCCGAAGGCGAGCGCATGGCGCTCTATCAGAAGAACAATCAGGGAGCCGATAAAGAGAGGTGGCTGACATACTGGTTTGCCGAGCCTTCTAAGGACTCTCCTGACTGGCTGCTGTCAAAGGTGGGCGGTATTCAGACATCGCTGGCGGAAAGCAACGACAACGTCAATCTGTCAGATCCGCGCACATGGAAGGGCAAATTCGTCGGAGTGGTGGTCGGTGATGAAGAGGCTGAAAGCAACAGCGGCACGGTCTACACAAGACCATACGTCAGCTATATTTGCTCAACAGCACGCATCAGAGCCGGAGAAAATCAGAAGGGTGGCTACAAGATACCGAAACTGAAAACGCTGAAGAACGCGGCGCCGAGGCCATTGGCATCGACAGAGATGCCTGACAGCTTTAGTGCAGCGGAAGATGACATACCTTTTTAGGAGGCGGCATGATCAGATTCACTGTGGACGGTGCGGCAGTACCGAAGCAAAGACCGCGCATCAGTGGACGCAGAGCATATACACCGAAACGCACGAAGGATTATGAGGAGCGGGTACTGAATGAGTTTCGCTCCTCATATCAGGGCTTTTATCCCGCGTTCGGCAAGGATACGCCGGTATGGGTCTGCATTCATATCGTGCAGGCGATCCCGAAGTCGTGGTCAAAGAAGAAACGCGCCCAGGCGGAGCAAGGCGAGATCGTACCGCTCAGCAGAAACGGGGATGTGGACAACATAGCGAAGAGCATACTTGATGCGCTGAACGGCTTTGCATACGAGGACGATTGCCAGGTCACAACGCTGATGATCACAAAGCAATACGGAGTAAGGCCGTGCGCGGAAGTACGATTCGGAGAGGATAGGTAATGAGAGACAGTTTTGTATTTTACAGAAGTTTTGTGAAATCTGCGAAGAAACTTCCGCCGGATCAGAGGCTTGCACTCTACGAGGCGATAATCGACTATGCGCTCGACGGCGTAGAGCCGAGCAATGACGACATAGTCATCGCGGCAATCATGGAAGTCATTTTTCCACAGATAGAGGCAAATAATCAGAGATATGAAAACGGAAAAAAGGGAGGCAGACCTAAAAAACCATTGGTTTCTGATGAAAAAACCATAGGTTTTGAAACTAAAAACCATAGGTTTTCAAGTGAGAAACCTAATGTAAATGACAATGTAAATGTTAATGACAATGACAATGACAATGAACATGACAACGACAATGGCTTCGGTGGTGGTCGTTACAAATGCGATGATGAATTTAATATCTGGAAAAGGCTCACGCCTGAGGACATCGATGTTCTGTATGACAAGTTTCCCAACAGCGGAGGCTTGCTGATAGACAAGGTCTTTGAAGAAGTCAGGGACAAGCGCATAAAGGTCAAAAGCGGGCTCAAATACATTCTCGGCTATGCGAAGAACGTCGGATGGGATGATAACGCGGATCACTTCGACGGAGGTGGTATGTCGTGAAGCAGACATGCTGCATATGCGGTGAAGAGGATGACGAGTACTGGATGGTCCCGATCAGCATCGGCTCAAAGACTGAATGGTGGTGCGCTAAGTGCTATCAGAATGCAGACAAGGAAGCAGGACAGAGCGATCTGATCCGGGGCTACAAGCTCCACAAGATAAGTGAGTCAAGGAAGAGGAACCGATGAGCAAACACAAGAAAAGAAACTGTGAGCCGAGACCGTGCACCATGTGCGGTACGGTATTCACACCACCACACGGCAACAGAAAGCTGTGTCCCGTATGCCGGGAGAAACAGGGCCGAAATCTGGGCTTTGAATATCCGATAACATATGACAACCCCACAGACATAGAGCAGTACGAGTACAAGCTACGTAAGCGCAACATGGAGAGCTTCCGGGACAGGATCGTGGCTACCGGCTACGCAGAGAGACAGAAAGCAAAGACCCTTGAGATGGTCGGGAAAGTGAGAACGGAATTATGAGATGGATCATATTTGTTTTGCTGATGGTGGTCTGCATACTGCTTGTGACCTGCTACGCACTCATGGTCATGGCGCATGATGCAGACGAAAGAGCAGAGGAGATATACAGAAAGTGGAAGGAGAAGGACGATGAATGAATTAAAACCTTGTCCATACCGAGTACATGGTGAACGCAGAGCATCGCTGACTGTATCGGGTGAATTTTACTATAACGAATATTTCATGCCTTGCATGGAGAAAGAGTGTGCTTGTTTCCATGTCGATAGCGGAGACGCATATTGTGACAGGAACGGTGCGTACATGAGATTGGGCGGGATGAAAGGAGCAGACGATGAGTGACTATTTGCTTGAAGTGCTAAACAGATTGATATTGATATTGCCAGTATTTCTACTTGGTGTTTGTATCGGGAGGAATAAGTAATGATTGTAGTCACAGCAGTCACTTTTGCAATTTTAATTATCAGCAATTTGATATGGTATGTACGCTATAAAGAGAATAACGACGATTGGCTAAGAGTGTTCTTCAAACAAGAAAGAGAGCTGTCTGCTATGAGATGTGAGTTGACTATAGAGCGAATAAAGAACGGGGAAATTATGGGGTGCAAAGTGATGCCGAAAGGAGCAACCGATGAGTGATGACTTAATCAGACGGTCTGATGTCTACAAAGCGATAGACGATTGGCTTGCAGGAAGAGTTCCGAATCTGAACATCAAAGACATTCCTTCCGCAGACAGACCGCAAGGGGAGTGGATACCTTGTAGCGAGAGATTGCCAAAAGAGAACACAGAAGTGTTGATGTCATTGGAATGGGGGGTTGACATAGGCGAGTACCGAAATGGAGAGTGGCATAGCGAATGGATAAATCATTACGATGATGGCAATGTCCTTGCATGGATGCCTCTGCCGAAGCCGTGGAAAGGAGCAGACGATGAGTAGGCTATGGAAAAAGGTAACTCCAATACCGATTGAATTTAATGGGCACGGCTTTTTATGGGATTGCACTAAATGCGGATATTGCCTTACATCGTGGGAAAGTTATCCGA